CAAATTTTTACTTGTTGCTATACAAAATAGCGAAAAAACTAACAAGTTTACTAACATCATATAATATCAAATAATATAATATTTAACTCATATCTATATTAAATATATAATTCTATTTATTTATTTATTCATTCTGTTACATATTTTATGGCGATAACATTCGGCGTTTGAAATATAAAAAGGTGTAAAAGTAGAAAATAGTTAAAATAAAAACAATTTAAAGAAATAATATAATAGTATATTGTAGTGGAACAATGACAGGATTTGCATTAATGACGATATTATTGATGGCGGCATTGGTCGCAGTAGTAATATTGATTATAACAGCATTAAGAAATAGACGTTTTTAAAACGAAGTGACTTTTTAAAACGAAGTGACTTTTTAAAACGAAGTGACTTTTTAAAACGAAGTGACTTTTTAAAGCGAAGCGACTTTTTAAAGCGAAGCGACTTTTTAAAGCGAAGCGACTTTTTAAAACGAAGTGAAAAATCCACTACAAGCAAGCTCATGTAGCTCAGTTGGTTAGAGCATCGGTCTTATGAGCCGAAGGTCTGCGGTTCGAGCCCGCCCTTGAGCATAATTTAATTTTTAATAAGTGTAATATTCGAATACTTATTAAAAAAAATTAATAATATATATATATATATGAGTTATCCAGGTGAATCAATTGAAAATATTCTAAGAAGGCAACGAATTGCAACTGATAACTATGGTCTACCACAAAATAATCAACAACAACAACAACCGTATATTCAACCACAACAACAACAACCGTATATTCAACCACAACAACCAAACCAAAATATGTTCAATATTTTAGACAAAAAAGAAGTACCATGGCTAAAACAAGACATCACCAGTATGCGAAATGCACAGGCTTCTGTGCAGCTTGGTAGTGAAGCAGAATTTAACAGAATTCAGGGTGAAAAAATACATTTTTTATGGTGGGTATCGCATGGAATTAATATACCAGGTAACAATACATTATACCCAGTGCAAACAACTTTGGCAAGTGTAATTTTAAATTCTACTCCTTTGCAAGTAGCGCATTTAGACGAATATAACAGATATAGAGCGAATCCCTGGTTAGCTTTAGTTGGAGCTTGTCCAAGGCCTAAAATTATAGATAAATTTAGAAATGAAGAAACTATTTATTTACCACCTTTAGTTTTTAAATTATATGACGATCCAGATCCAGTAAACCAATATGCGGGATTATTTTATTATGTCATGAAATTATCAGATCATACTGGTATAAAAACTTGTTACTATTTACAAGCCCAAATAGTTACCTACCAAGAAATTATGGAAATACAAAACAAAAACTCAAATAAGGTTATAACATATTCAAATATGTTTAAAATAATCAAAGATCAGTGTACAAAACATGCGTTGGATTTTACAAAAATAAATTTAGCTATATTTAGTTGTCAAGCACCAGAAGACAACAACAAAACAAAAATAACAGACTTGATACCTCGTAATGCTGCAACATATGACTATGCAAATTTGTTGAACGATAGGTTGCCATTATTAAAGAAAATTAATTCCGAGATTGGGTTCAATTTAATACGAATTTTACCAGCTCCTTTACCAGTTATTAAAACACCAGCTGCTTTAAACGCACCATTAAAAGCATTAAACAATGATTTAGGTAAGGGATGTGGGTTAAACGTATTGAATTATTATGGTTATTATAGTAATGAAAAAGACGCAGAAGGAGAGGTAATATGTTTATCAGATAAGGGTACATCAATATTTAAACTTATGGATATAGTAGACACAACATGTAAAAATACATTCGATAATTATGATAAGAACCCAAACACATTTATAGTTTTAAGAACTACAATAGAAGAAGGAATAAAGTTGTTGTATAATTTTTTTAACAGGTTTGTTATACAAACAGGTAATACAAGAACACCTTACTTTTTATTATTTAAAATGTATCATGAAGACTTTAGAGCAGGTGGGGCAAAAAGTCTTATGGGACATACAGTATCTATATATATCGACGAACGTGGATATAAACGTTTTGCGGATCCACAAAATAAAATTATAAGCGACATTACCCAAATGAATGTAGAGCAATTAACAAACTATATTAAAACTACATATACAGGATTTAAGTTTATGGATGTAATTTTTCAGGTAATTTCTACACCAAGAAATGTACCTGGTCAACAAGCAAACTACACTAAATTACAAAAAGAAGTCTATGACAAAATTGGAGTAACTGTTTTCGACGAAAACCCTATAGCAAATGCATTGTTCCATTATAATGAGTATTATACTATAGATGACGTTCTAAAACATACAGACGCAGCTCGCGATCTATACAACAAGCCAATTAGAAACAACGGAGATTGGAATTTTGTTGAAAGGACTAATGATATAATATTTGGTGGTAAAACTATGAGTAAACGTAAAACTATGAGTAAAAGTAAAAATATGAGTAAACGTAAAAGTAAAAGTAAAAATATGAATAAACGTAAAAGTAAAAGTAAAAATATGAATAAACGTAAAAGTAAAACTAAAACTAAAACAAGGAAACAATATGGTGGTGAAAATGAAAATGAAGAAGTAGATCCATATATACAATTGGTACAAGAAATAGATGCAGAAACACATATACCAACGGTAATAAGAATAGATACTTTTAGTAAACCAGAACCAATATCAGAAACAGAACAAAAATCAGAAATATAAAAGACTATATAACAAAAGAATATAAAGTTAAATTTAAAAATATTAGTAATATTAAAGATAGAATGTCTTGGGAGGATGATGATTTTGACGTAATTGCGTTAATGAACGCAACACAAAAAGAAACGCAAAATGAAATACAAAAAAAACAATTAGAAGAAAGAAAATTAGTAGAGGAGTCAGATGTAAAGCTAAGTGAAGAATTATTTTCTAAAACAAATAAAATACGTTTAAGTCCTATCCAAGAACCAAATAAAATACAAAACATAGGTAAAATGCAAACGCAAAACAAGGTACGATTAAGTCCTATACAAACGCAAGAAACACGATTTAAAACAAGAAAACAAGAATTAATAGAACAGCAAAGACTGCAGCAAAAACAAAAAAAAATAGAAAAAAAGAGATTAACAGAAACATTTGGTGAAGCAGATATAGATGTATATGATGAGCTATATGGAGATATAGCGGACAAATATTAATAATTAATAGAATAAATAATAAAAAAATCAATTTAAATATAAAAACGAATATATAATTAACAATGAATAATTACTGGGAAAAGGAGTATACAGATGGGTTTTTTAATGTGTCAAGTGACCACGGATTTTTACCGATAAAAGAGCCATTAAAATATTTACCAAATGAATATTTTTGTTTGCAAGAAACAATAAATAAACTGCATGTTTATCAAAATTATGAAGAAAGAGAAAAAGATAATGAAAATAAAGGTATTCTGGGGATTCCAGATGAAATAGTAGAGCAAGTAAAACATATACCGGATTATTCTGAGTCCATCCAAGCGGAATCAGACACCTTCGTTTTACAGGCACTATTTCGCGCATATGCATTTATAACATCAGGTTACACTTTGGAGAAGTCGTATCAGGAGTTTTTAAAATCAGGAAACTATGGAAAAGCGAGACAATTATTACCAAAAAACATAGCACAACCTTTCGTATTAGTTAGTAAAAAATTAGATGTACACCCTTGGATGGATTATCATTATGGTTATTCGCTTGGTAATTACGTGAAAAAGGATGCAACAAAAGATTTACATTGGAAAAATCTGGATATGGCGTGTAAATTTACAGGAACACCGGACGAAATAGGTTTCATAATGGTTCATGTTTATATAAACGAAATGTCGCCAAAACTTGTAGAGTCGGTAACAGAATATGGAAGATCTTTAAACATAGATAGTTTAAAGAAATGCGGGGAACATTTACAAGAGATAAACAGGCGACGCAGAGATATGTGGACAGCGTCAAGACATGAGCGTTATAATGATTTCCGCGTGTTCATAATGGGTATAAAAGGTAACGACAGTATTTTTGGCCAAGGACTAACGTATGAAGACTGTTTTAATAATGAGCCGCAACAATATAGAGGGCAAACAGGAGCACAAGATAACATAATTCCAATGATGGATATTTTTACAGGAATCGTGGATTATTATCCGGACAATAAGCTAACGGAATATTTATTGGATTTAAGAACATATAGGCCGACATGTATACAGAATTATTTGTCAGATTTAAGAAATTATTATAAAGAAAAACCGTTATTCAAACAATTGATAGAAGCGGGAAGTTATGAGGGATTAGTATATTTATTAAAAATAGTAAACGAGGTGTATCTTTTTAGAAACGGGCATTGGCAGTTTGTTCAAAAGTATATAATGTCAAATACGAAATATGCATTTGCTACAGGCGGAACACCGATAACGTCGTGGTTAATAAACCAAATAGAGGCGGTTTTAGAATACGAAAGAGTAATAATAGAATATTTAAATGAGAATTATACCGACAAATGCAGTGAAAATACGTTATTGCAAAATGAGTATTTTACAAAGAAAACCCTATTATTGGAGCAGGTGAATGAATTGAAAAAGATAGATTACAACATTGAATTTGTTTATATGAAAAATAGTGAGATGAAATTGGATGATACAAAATTGTAATTGTAAAATTTAGAAAAAGAATATATATTTAAAAAAGGATTTAAAGAAATATGCTATATATAATATGTGGCTTCACACAGCAATCTTATTATAAAACCATTATTTATATAAATGAAGTCAGCAATAAATTACACTTGTATATGTGATACTCCGTGTTTCTCGGCGTTATAAGATATCTTCACATTCCACTTGGTTGACCGTTTGGCCAACCGCTTGGTATGCTTCACATACAAAGATGTATAAAAAATAAAAATAAGTTTCATGCAGCACTCATCTATAAAATGTTTTACGAAACTAGCAATTAAATTGTGTATTGGCCATATAGTGTAGTGGTTAGCACCGGGGACTTTGAATCCCCTAACCTGGGTTCGAGTCCCAGTAGGGCCTTAGATAAAAAATTAATTAGTACAAAAAATAATTAAATGTAATAATTAATATAAATACAAAAATACAAAAACTTATAAGTCAAGTGTAACTGTACTTATATCAACTGAATTACCACAAGAGAATAAAGGTGTTTGAATAAACCCTCCATCCTTTAATTTAGACAACATCGTTTCAATAAGTTTTTTAATAGTGACATGTTTGCCTTCTTGTTCAATAGTTTTTAAAAATGAATAAGTCATCGCACCACTACTTATTAGTTTTTTACCAGTATTAATTACTGCATCCGTACTTGTCTGTTCGTCAGTACATCCACTAATCATAAAAACCTGTCCAGAAGTTTCTAAAACTTTAGGATTATTAACAATGTTAGGATTATAAGTATATTTAAGGTCCAACATAGAACCGCTGTGACAACTATCAAATAAAGCGAATAATTTAACATCATGTTTTAAGTTATCTTGAATAATTTTATTAAATTCATCATCGCTAATGCAATTTGAAATACTGGTCGAATCAATTGGTATAATAAGTTCATCATTACCGTCTAATTCATCACTATTTAAATCCGCACTAAAAGTACCATGACCGCTATATAAAAAAAATAATGAATCACCTGGAGCAGCATTAGTCAATAAATTGGTAAATTCGTTAATAATGTTTTGTTTCGTTGGTTTTTTGTTAGTATTATCTGTTAAAAAAGTAAAATTGTTATATCCATATTTTTGGTTAAGTAAATCTCTGATATTATTGGTGTCATTAATACAGCCATATAATTCATTAACTGTATTTCTATAATTTATTCCAACCAATAAAGCAAATTTTCTGTTTTTAACAAGAGAGCTAATTGTTGCAGATAAACTATTTTTTAAAGCTTGAACGGAAATATTATAACGTGATACATATCTGTTAATATATTGTTTTTTAATTGCAGGTGATAAATTTGAACGTTTTACATTATTGATTAGACGATTCATCTTATTTTTTAAAACATTTATATTTTTATTAAATGATTTATTTAATTGTTCAATTTGTGATTTATATTGTTCTGAATCCATATTATATAAAAACAAAAATATATAAACAGAAATATAAACCCTTATTAGAATTTACAGATTATCTTCTTTTTGTATCTGTGAGTAAAAGTCTTGCACTTTTTTGCTAATTCGAACCTTACTTGCATCAAACGAAGACAAATACAGACCCTCTAAACTTTTAACTCTTGAAAGCGCTACATAAGTTTGTCCGCATTCGAAAATACCGGAACCAGCATCAATTTCCGCAATATCCAATGTAGAACCTTGAGATTTATGAATCGTTAAAGCCCATGCTAAAATAAGTGGAACTTGTGAAACACCAATTCCCGGTATTAATTCACTTGGCCAAATATGCGGAGACATTGTCATTTGATATCCGTTCTTATATTTTACAATAGGCATTCCTTGTAAAACATCAGTAACAATTCCCTGTGCTCCATTACATAGAATATCACCATTATCTAACTGAATATTCACAATACACATCACTTGTGCTCCCACCTTCAACTTAACAATTTCTTCGCATCGTAAATTGCTCTGTAAAAACATCAATTCCGTTTGAATTTGCTCCTTCGTATATCCCATTCTTGTTATACGTTCTTGTGCAGTCATTTCCAAATCCGAATGATATTTAACCTTATATTCGTATTCCTTTCCTTCCAGATTATTCATCTCTGACACGTTAATGTAATCCACTTTATTCCGTGTAGGGAACAATTTAGTAGGGCGTATTGGACAGTCCGCCGGAATTTCCTTCCCTACATTATGTAGGAGAGTGTCATTGGTAGAGCGTTTCAAGCGTCCTTCACGAATCTGATTTAAAATGCGTTGATAAATAGGATCACTCTGTCTGAAAATATGTGATAAAGAAACGTGATTTTGAAATGTTTGAAACCATAATGCAGATTCAAAACAGAATTGACATGTTTCTTGTTCATCTTTGTTTCCGACTGGTGGCAACTGATAGAAATCGCCAGAGAATATAAGTTGTATGCCGCCAAATGGTTTCGAATTTTTTCTAACTGCTTTTCCAATAGCATCCAACATTTCAAATAATTTTAAAGACATCATCGAAACCTCATCAATAATCAATATGTTCGTTGCTTTCCAATTCGTTTTTGAGAATTTATTTTTCATAACTTTTTGGACAATTTGTTCTATAGAACCATTGCCTAATCCAATTCCAGCCCATGAATGAATAGTTTTTGCTTTACATTCTAAAAGAACAGCAGCACAACCAGTTAATGCGCAAACTTGAATAGTGATACCCTTTTTATAAGCGTCTTGTTGAATGCAACGGATTAGAGCAGTTTTTCCGGTTCCACCAGGTCCAGTAATAAATATATTTTTTCCTTCAATATATTTATTATACGCTATTTCTTGTTCTTTTGAGAATTGCATTTTGTATAAATGTTATACAAACTCATATGTATAAAATATATAATCAATTTTTTAACGGTACTATAAAATAGTTTATAATTCATAAATGGTTTGGAACGTTAAACAAAAGCTATAATCCATATTATTTAAATTTAAAATTCGCCCATATTCATCTAATAATTGTATTTGTAGTTTTTGAATATCTACTGGGCCGAAATATTGACGTGGTGTAGTGATTAAATTAAAATTATCTTTTGACATCAAATTAAAAACAGATCCTTGTAACGAAATTCGAGCCAAGATGTTTTTATTTAAAATAGAAGATGAAAATGCAGCATAAAATCCATCATTTACATTATTATTAAAATCGTCAACGACTAAATAGATATATCTGGGTCCCAATAAATTAATAATTCCTTCAGATACATATGTTAAAGCGTTTTCATAATAACCTTCGCGGAAACCCATTAGCCAACCGAGCTTTAAAGGTAAAGGTGTTTGTCTATCTTCGTTTCCATAACGATCTGTTACAAAATTGAGTGAAAAGGCAATCGTACCAGTAGTAGACCCAGCAACCATTCTACCGCTTCCAGCAGCAGGACCAGTGCCAAGAGGAGTATTTATATCAGATAAAAAACGAATATTTTGATAGTTGCCTGTTCCTACTGTTTGTAGATAATTATTAATGTATTCTTGTAATGAAAGATAATCGTAATTACCATCAGGTATTGTAACTATTAAAGGAGTTAACCCAGATATTTCTAAAACAAAAAAGTTATTACCGAATACTTGTGATATAACATAAAATGTATTAGGCATTTCTAATGCTGATAATTGTAAACTAACAACCTGTGATATTTTTAATGGTAACTCAACGTTAAAATTGGATGCATTCGTTGCATAATAGTTGCTTCTAAAACGGGTATCTATATTTACGTTTTGTCTTAAAATACGTTTAAACAAGGGATTAATAGAACCTTGGTAAAACTCACTGGGAAATGAAGTGGAATATGGTGTAGATGATTGCTTAATAATATTAGTACTACCGACATTAATAACGTCAGATTTATCTAACCCCCTATCTAAATTTTTATCAAATGCATAGATATTAGAACTAATGTTTTTAATGTGATTTATCAATCTTTGTCTAACTGCACTTAAAAATTGGAAAGTATTGGTTTTTGTTGATAATCCAACATTTTTATCATTTAAGATGTTAAGTTTTAATTTTGATTCTTGTTTTAAAAGATCTGCTTCATTATAATTATCATAATTTAAACCAAAAAAGTCTTCTAATTCTTTTAAAGTATAATTGTCTATATTTAAGTCAAAATTTTGGTTCATATGTATATATATATTTAATTAATTAAAATTTAATATATTTTTAACTTATATATTATAATGTCAACAACTCCATTATTTCCTAGATATAAAAATAATGGTTCTGGAGCACAAGGCGCTACCGGAGCACAAGGGGTAACGGGATCACAAGGCGCACCTGGAACAGGATCAGGTGGAACGGGAGCCCA